GAATCAGCGCGCCGCATAACAGAAGTGCCAGAGCAATACAGAGAAGGCGCAAAACGACACCGGAAAGCGGTGCGGTGGTTGAAGTCACAACAGGTCGATAAGGGGAACACGCAATGCACGGCGACAAAATGAAGCAGGACGGAAATAAGCACAGGATGGAGCTATTACCAAGATACCCGCTTGAGGCGATCTCTGATGTTTTGGCATTTGGCGCGGAGAAATATACACCGCACGGATGGCGTGAGGGCATGGAGTGGAGCCGGGTTGCAGGCGCGGCTATGCGTCACTTACAGGCATTCAATGACGGTGAAGATCAAGATCCCGAATCAGGATTGCCGCATTTAGCACATCTTGGTTGTTGTGTTTTGTTCCTGTTGGAGTATACGCGAACCTACCCCGAACAAGACGACCGATACAGGCGGTGCGGTTATGACCGTCTTATGGCGGATCATACACCCGAATGAGGTAAATAAAATGCAAAGCAAAAAACACAGCGCGCTTGAGTCGGTAATGAATGTATTGGTTGGCTATATCGTCGCGTTACTTAGCCAGTTATTGATTTTCCCTTTTTTCGATATTCACGTTTCATTGCAAGAAAACATGCTGATTGGTTTTTGGTTTACCGTAATTTCACTGTTACGTAGCTACACGATAAGACGCTGGTTCACTCGCAAGACGGAGGCGGCATGATTAACTGGCAACAGGTATGCCTAAATTTGAGGCGGCACAAATCGCTGTCATCCATAGCGCGTGATCTTGGCTGTGATTGGCAACACCTAAACAGGTTGGCAAGGGGCGAGGTTCAACAGCCCCGGTTCAATACAGGCATGGCTTTGCTTGATCTGCATTATGACCTATATCCAGAAAGACATGATTGCAAATTGCTTATGAGGCAGGCGCTATGAGAAAAGAAATAATCGGAAACGCCACACTTTACTGCGGTGACTGTCTTGAGATATTGCCGACACTGGACAAGTGCGAGCGAATAGAGCAAGCCCAAAAGCAGGGGAGGTTGTTTGCATGAATATCGCCCTTGTCAAAACTCAATCAGGCTCATTCATACCTGCCACCAATCAGGACAATGAGGCGTGTGAGCGTATCGGGCAAGGGGAGTTAATACACGGCAAATTCACCAAGATGCGTAATGGCGCATTTCATCGCAAGTTCATGAGCATGGTTCAGTATGTATTCCAGAACCAAGACAAGCATAAATGCTTTGAGGATTTGCTTGTTGAGATAAAAATCAGAACAGGCCACTACAAAGAACACATCAGGGAATCAGGCGAGATTGTTTACATCCCAAAATCAATCAGCTTCGCAAAGATGGATGAGATTGAGTTTAGTGATTTTTACAGCAAGGCAATCAAGGCAATTATCAATGGTGGAATTATGCAGGGTACTGAATCGCAAATCATGAAGGCAGTTGAATACGTGGCGGTGAATTACTGATGGCTAATAGCAAGCCCCGCAAGTTGAAAAAATGCCGGGTATGCCGAGATTCGTTCAAGCCATACAGGACAACGCAAAGAGTTTGCGGTGTTAATTGCGCTATCAAGGATGCTGAGAATGCCAGGGAAAAGATTAAGCGCCGGGAATTACGAAAAGCAAAACAGGCGCTTAAAACGAAATCACAATTACTCAATGAGGCGCAGGTGGCTTTTAACAGGTACATCAGGATAAGAGATAAGAAAGATCCTTGTATTAGCTGCGGAACCACCAACCCCAATATCCAGTATGCGGCAGGTCACTACCTGACACGCGGTGGGCATCCGGAATTGAGATTTAATGAGCTGAATGTACACAAGCAATGCAATAAGAGCTGCAATCTTGCTCTGTCAGGAAATATTGCCGCATATCGAATCAACCTGAAAAATAAAATTGGCGCTGAAAACTTGGCGTGGCTGGAAGGGCCCCATGATGCGGTGCATTTAACGAGAGATCAGATTATTGAGATAAAACGCACATACAGCAGAAAGGCGAGGGAGCTTGATTCATGAAATACGCAAATATGAGAAAAGAGGCAATCAACAACCTTGACTTGAGAACCTTGAAAAACGACTTATGGGAAATTGATAAGCAAAGGGCCAGCAATCGCAACTGGCAAACTGGCAGGCGGTTAGCGGGTGAGACATTAATCATCGAGGCAGAGCTAAAGCGCCGTGGCAATCCACTACTACCCGAGGAAGTTTTTAGATGAGACGCAGAGAACAAAACAAAGCGCTGCATAAACGCCTCGAGGCTTGGGGTGACAGAGAATCAAGGCCCGTGCGTGGCCTGGGTTATCGATCACAAACAACCGAGGCGGAAATGATGGAAATGGGCCAGGTATGCAGAAGCGGCAATGCTGCTGTTGCCATCGTGCCTGAGTTCACGATTGATAAGAAGGTTGCAGAGGTTGAGGCAGGCATACAGGCCATGAATGTTCCAGAGTGGAAAAGGGCGATTGAATCAAAATATCTACATCGTCACCGGGGGCAGGAAATACAAAAATATTGCGGCCAATCAAAGAAGCAATTTTATATTAATCTCAAGAATGCAGAGGCGTTCATGTGTGGTTGGTTGGGGTATCAATGGGAGGATTAAATAAATATCGAAATCCTATTGTTTTGTGTACACGGATTTGATATATAAATATATATAGTGGGGATTATGACCCCGACACAAGCCCGGAGCCAAATGGTTGCCGGGTTTTTTATTGGGCGGTGATTATGTTTAACGATGATTGGAAACCGAGTGAACATCCAGCCCGTGACCTAATCACAGCAATACTGATTGTGGTTGCGTTTGGCCTGGTTATGGGGCTTGTCGGCGTACTGCTTGGGGCGGTGTCGTTTTAATACTCGTTGAGCATCAGCTTGCCAAAGACAATATTGCCAATAAATCGCTCGGTCTTTGGGTTGTATAGCTTCACTCTCAGTAACCCTAATCCTGCTGTATCAAAGTATTTATAAAGTAGCTGCACATTGGCGGCTATATCAGGGGCGGGCTCAGATAAAAACTTTGGCCCGATAGTCACCACAACGACCTGTGGAGTGCTTTCTATTTTCTCGATAACGCCATCATTCATCAATGATTGAATCAATGACCATCGCTGATCTTGTATTGGGCTGGCAACTGACATAGAGCTAACAAGCAACAGCACAGCAAATAAGTATTTCATGATAGACCCTCCCTGTAATGATTGGAGCATAGACCATGCCCATGCGACCAGGCAAGCCATGCAATCACCCCGGATGTCCTGAAGTCGTGCATGACGCCTACTGTGACAAGCATAGAAAGCAGAAACGGCGCTATGCCAGCCGTAACAGGGAAAGCTCTACAGCACGCGGATATGGCTACAGATGGCAGAAGGTAAGGCTCAACTACTTACGTAGACACCCGCTGTGCATACTGTGTGAGGCAGAGGGAAAGATAACGGCAGCTAATGTTGTCGATCACATTAAGCCACACAAAGGCAACACATCGCTGATGTGGGATGAAGGTAACTTTCAACCGTTATGCAAGCATCATCATGATGTAAAAACTGCCACTCAAGATCATGGGTTCGGTAGGTAACAAATAAATCACCGGGAGTATTTATGCCTGATGCGGATAATGCTGCAGAGTTCGTCATGTCTGAAAGACGGTGCGAGCATTGCGATGGTGAGATATGGACTGCACCAAAAGCAGATGGAACAGCCAGGAAGAAACGGTTTTGTAGCACCACATGCGGCCACGTACACAGGAATGTTTCTGGAAAGACCAGAGAGCAGATAAAGGCTGAATACAAACAACGCAAGACCTTTACATGCCAGCACTGTGGTGAGCAATATGTGAATAAACGCACCCGCAATGATGGTGAGGGTGAGAAGTTCTGTGGACATGCCTGTTATGTTCTGAATCTGCGCTCTAACGCAAAAGAGCAGCCAGCTAAGTTCACCAAGATATACACGTGTGATTGTGAAATATGTGGGTCGATGTTCCTGTCCAAGACGGATCGCGCTACTTGCTCAAGCGAATGCCTCAAGGAAAGACAGAGGCGTTCTGCCACAGCTAGCTACTATAAGAAGTATAGGTTTGCCAACACGCACAGGGAATGCGCGCACTGTGGAATAGCGTTCTGTTCATTACCCGGTGTTGGTATCCGTGTATGTCCACCATGTAGCGAGCAGAAAGCCAAAGCAGATAAAAGGGAGCGCAGGTCTAGGTATAACCACACGCGCCGAGCCAGGTTGCGAGGATGTGCCGCAGAACCATTCAGTATTGAATCGGTTTTTACACGCGATAAATGGATGTGCCAGATATGTGGCGGCGACACACCACAACATCTGCGTGGCACGATGCATGATGACGCGCCTGAGTTAGATCACATCACCCCACTAGCGTCAGGCGGTAGCCACACTTACATCAACACACAGTGCTTATGCAGAACCTGCAACATCCTCAAGGGCGCGTCTAGCAATGATGAATTTAAGCAGTGGAATCAAGGGGTTGCACGGGGCGGGTAAAAAGTCGGCCGCTTCTCCCCATATAGACCGCCGCCCAAAGCATTATTTTACACATGCAATTGACGATTTTAAGGAGGGCGCATGGCTAGAGCAAGAAAACCTGACAATGTGCATCTCTTACAGGGAACGCATCAGAAGTGTCGGCACGGCAATCCTGATGAAAAGCCCCAGGTAGAAATTAAAATACCGTCACCGCCTGAATACTTATCAGGTGTGGCGCACGCAGAATGGCAGCGCATTTGTGATGTACTGAAAAACTCAGGCATTCTCAGTGATGCAGATATAGGCGTGATGGCGATCTATTGTGAGCTATATGCACAATTCCAGACTGACCCCGTTGAGTTTCCAGCAGCTAAATATACCCAGCTAAGACTTTGCATGGTTGAGCTTGGCATGACACCCGCAGCACGCAGCAAAATTACTGTTGGTGGCGGCAAGAAAAAGAACCGTTTTGCTAAGTACGATGTATGAGCTACGCAATCAGGGCGGTGCAATATGCCGACTCGGTGTTAGCGGGAGATACCCCGGCTTGCAAGTTTGTTATCCAGGCATGTGAGCGGTTTATATCCGATCTGGAGCGCGCCAACAGTGTTGGAGATATACGCTTAGACGATAAAAAAGCCGAAAAGTGGTGCTCTTTCCTAGAAGATTTACCCCACGTCAAAGGCAAGTGGGCCGCAACAAAGCAAACGCTTACCCTGTCTGATTGGCAGATATTCTGCACGGTCAACATTTACGGTTGGTACTTTACCGAGACGGGCAGGCGGCGGTTCCGTGACGTATACATTGAGGTTCCCCGCAAGAATGGAAAAACATTCTGGATTGCAGGGCTTGGGCTTGGTCATCTCTGTATTGATGGTGAGTTTGGCGCTGAGATTTATTGTGGTGCTACATCAGAGAAACAAGCCTTTGAGGTATTCAGGCCAGCAAAGCAGATATGTGAGAGAACGCCAGAGCTACGTGAGCATTATGGCCTGGACGTTAATGCAAAGAACCTGAACATCCTTGAGACGGGCTCACGGTTCGAGCCTGTCATTGGCAAGCCTGGTGACGGCGCAAGCCCTTCATGCGGCATTGCTGACGAGTTTCATGAACACCCTGACTCTGACCAGGTTGATACCTTTACAACAGGTATGGGCGCACGCGATAACCCGGTGATGCTTCATATCACTACAGCCGGATCTGATATGGGTGGGCCTTGTTACGCCAAGCGTGATGAGGTCAAAAAGGTTCTTGATGGATCTGTCGTTGATGACACCATTTTTGGAATCATCTACACGATAGACGAAGATGATCAATGGGATACGGTTGAGGCACAGATAAAAGCCAATCCCAACTATGGCATTTCTGTTGATGGCGTGTTTCTAAAGGCGCAGCTTGACGCAGCCAAGCGCTCTGCAATCAAGCAGGCGGCATACAAAACCAAGCATCTCAATGTATGGGTTGGGGCTAAAGCGGCATGGATGAATATGCTTGCTTACCAGGTGTGTCGTAAAGATATAAGCATTGAACAATACAAGGGTCAGCGTTGTTATGTTGGCATTGATTTAGCGTCCAAGATAGACGTTGCATCAATGGTTGCATACTTCCCTGATTCGGGCGCGGTGTTTGCTAAACACTACTTGCCAGAAGATCGCATACTGGATGGCGGCAGTACACGATACAAAGCGTGGCACGCTGACGGTTGGATCGAAGCAACGCCAGGAAATGTGATTGATTATTCCTACATTGAGGATGATTTGATTGCATTTAAGAGTGATTTTGAAGTGATTGAGGTCGCTTATGACCCATTCCAGGCAACGCAATTCAGCGTAAGAATGCAAGAACAGGGCTTTCCAATGATAGAAGTGGGGGCAACTGTTAAAAACTTCTCTGAGCCGATGAAAGAGCTTGAGGCTTTGGTGTTGAAAAAGTCTATTAAGTTCAGCCTTGATCCGGTTTTGATGTGGATGTTTGGCAATGTCGTTGCCAAGCTGGACAAGAAAGACAACATATTTCCCGATAAAGAGAAACCCGAAAACAAGATTGATGGCGTTGTTGCGATCATAATGGCAATCAGTAGGGCCATTATTCATCGTGAGACAGGCACGCTTGATGACTTCTTAGCCAACCCGGTCAGTATATGAACCTATTTTCACCGATATTGCGATTGTTCGGCCTTGGGGCATTCACGAACACCGACACAGGCGCGCAGTACGGTTCAAGCGCGAAGATCACGACTGACTCAGGTATATCAGTCAATGATGAGCGCGCCATGCAGGTTTCTGCTGTTTGGGCGTGCGTTCAATATATTACTAATTCGGTCTGTTCGTTGCCGCTTGGTTTCTATCGCAAGACCTCGGAGGGTGGCCGGGTTGAGGTTGAGAATCACGCATTAAACAACCTGTTTCACAATAGCCCCAATAGTCTCATGAAGCCTAGAGATTTCAGAAAGGCTATGACCATGCAGATGGCCCTATGGTCGAATGCATACGCCGAGATTGTTTATTCTGGTGATCGCCCCGTGTCATTGTTGCCGCTACGGGCGGGACGCATGACACCATTTATCACCGATGATGGTGAGCTTACATATCACTATCACACGGATAAAGGGGTCAGGATTTACTCGAAGCGATCTATTTTGCATCTAAAGGGCTTTGGCTCTGATGGGATAGTTGGCCTGGAGCGAAACAATTATGCGCGTGAAACTCTCGGCCTATCTGTTTCCGCTGACACCTACGCGGCAAAGCAGTTCGCAAACGGGGGAAGGTCGGGCGGTGGCTACCTCAAGTTTGATCAGTTCTTAACGGATGATCAGCGTAAGCAGGCCCGTGAGCTTTATTCGGGCATGTCTGAAACGGCTTACAACACTAACAAGCTATGGATTCTGGAAGGTGGGGCGGGGTATGAGCAAGACACCCTGAACCCTGACACCATGCAGATGATTGAAACGCGCAAGATGCAGCTTGGCGAGATAGCCCGGTTCTTTGGCGTTCCAGAGGTTTTGATTGGTTCCGGGGGCTCTACGAGCGCATGGCCTGCATCCTTTGAGCAGCAATTGCTGTCATTCCTGACGTTCACGCTACAGGACTATATTGACGAGTGGGAGCACGGCATTTCACACGCGCTATTAACCCCACTTGAGAGACGCAGGATCATAGTTGATCACGATGTCACTAATTTCATCAAGATGGATAGTCAGGCCAAGGCAAACATCCAATCGACATGGGTTCAAAACGGACTCAAGACGCGTAACGAAATACGCAAGATAAATAATGATCCGCCTGTTGATGGCGGTGATGATCTGACTGTCCAGGTGAATTTAACACCCGTGACAGACTTGGAGAATGTAAATGATGCACAAAATTCACAATCCACTGGAAGCATGCAGCCTCAAGTTCAGCAATGATGAGAAAGGCGAATTTGAGGGCTATGCATCAGTGTTTAACGGCGTTGATCGCGTGAATGACACGATACTACCGGGCGCATTTAGTAAATCGCTCGAGGGTAAGCGCGGCCCTGCAATGTTTGTCAACCACAAGAGTCACGAGGTTCCGGTTGGGGATTGGGTTGAAGTGAAAGAGGACGAGCACGGTCTATACGTTAAGGGCAAGATCGATCTGAACCACAAAGATGGCCCAACGGTTTACTCAGCATTAAAGCGCGGCGCAATGGATGCGATGTCAATCGGGTTCAGAATACCTGCCGGTGGTTCCGAGGAAAAAGAAGATGGAACCCGTGAGATCAAGGAAATTGATCTTGTAGAGGTGAGCGTTGTCAGTTTTCCGGCAGATGATGCGGCCCGTATATCAGTGGTCAAGCATGAAGTGGAAGAAATCAAAAGTTTAAAAGACGCGGAAATATTCCTGAGAGATTCAGGCTATTCCAAGTCGGCGGCGACTGCCTTTGTGAGCCGCATCAAAGACCTGATGCAGAGCGATTCTGTTGATGATGTTAATGATGAAATTACAAAGCATGACGTAACCGATGATGTGGTTGCAATTATACGCAACTTACAAGTTTAAATTTAACGCAATGCCGTGAGGCATCGCTATCCGAAACGGAGTAATTATCATGAGTGATATGGCAAAAGAAGTCCTTGATCTGAAAAAGGTTGAGGAGGCAATGGTTGAGAAGCATAACGAGCTTATTGGCACAATCGAAAAGGCAAACGAGGAAGCTAAAAATGCTGGCTCTGTTGCCAATGAAACGAAATCTGCAATTGATGGAATTTCAGGACAACTGAATGACATTGGTGATCGCCTGCATGAGATGGAGCAGAAAGGCGCGCATGGCGAATCAACAGATGAAGCCTACGACATAGGCGCTGAATTTGTTAAGTCAGAGCAGTTCCAGGCATTTGCGGAAGGTCGCCAGAATGGCGCACGCATGGAAGTCAAGACGGCCATCGTGAATGCTACAGGCCAGAACCAACCGCTTGTTGATTCTGACCGCCTGGGCGGTATCAATGCAACGCCTAATCGGGTGCTGTCTATTCGTGACATCATTCCCACAAGCCAAACAGACAGCAATCTGATCGAGTTTGTGCGTGAGAATGTGTTTACAAACAGCGCAGGCCCACAGTACAGCTCACCGAACTATGAAAACGTGGCTAAAGCTGAATCAGGCATCACGTTCACCCTGGTCAATGAGCCTGTTCAGACGCTTGCCCACTTCCTGCCTGCATCCAAACAGGTGATCGCTGATTCTGCACAGTTGCAGTCATATATCTCGGGTCGATTGATGTATGGCTTGAAGCTGTATGAAGAAGCACAGCTTTTGAGTGGTTCAGCCGCAAGCGGTCAGCTTAATGGCTTGATCACTCAGGCAACCAGCTACACGGCACAGTCACCAGCGCTGACCAATGAGCTTGACATCATTCGTGATGCAATCAAACAGGCTCATCAGTCTGAGTACATGCCTGATGCAATCGTGCTGAATCCATCAGACTGGTATGACATTGAAGTTCGCAAGGTCGGGACATCTGATGATCGTTATGTTGTGGGTAATCCGCGCAGCATGATGGGGCCAACGCTTTGGGGTCTGCCTGTTGTTGTGACAAACAGCATCGCGGCCGGAACCTTCCTGCTTGGTTCATTCGGCATGGGCGCTGAGATCAAGGATCGTATGAACGCAACAGTGGAAGTATCACGCGAGCACAGCGACAACTTCACCAAGAACATGGTTACTATCTTGGCAGAAGAACGCATAGCTCTGTGTGTTTACCGTACTGAGGCATTCATTACTGGCTCACTGTAATAGTGAAATAAGGATGGCCGGGGGCAACCCCGGTCAATCTTTTCTATGAGAGTAAAAGTTAAAGGCAATCCCATCACACCATACGGATCATTTGCAGATGGCCAGGTATTGAGTGATGACAAGTATTCGCGTGAGTTCTTATCTCATCTTGTGAATGATGCAGGCGCAGCCGATCTGATTGAATATGAGACGAAGGTTGTTGAGGAGTATGAACCTGTAAAAAAGCCCCGATCTTCACGGTCATCGCAACCGGGCAAAGCCTCACAGAAAAAGACGCAAGTTACGCGCAAGAAAAAAGCCAAGTCATAGCGGTCAATGATGCATGGCGAGTAATACCTGAAGCGCCGTATCACTATGCATGTGATGCTAAATGGTGGGATCTGTATTACCGAGAAGTAAAAGATGGTTTTCAGGGTCAATCATTCACGATAGATGACGATGAGCGACCTGACGTAAACCCTAAATCAGAATATGACCTGGTTCGCCTCAAGTCAAAGCACGGCGAAGGGTTAAGTAAAAGATTTATCCACTACGGTTTACCCCGTGGCGGAAACTCAGGCTATCAGGCTGTAAATCTGGCCTACCAGTTGGGTGCAAAAACTATCTTGCTGCTTGGGTTTGATATGCATGGGGCTCACTATTTTGGGAAACACCCGGATAGCCTAGTGCAGAGCAGTCCATTTCAAAAGTTTATCGAGTCATTTAAGACGATCCGGGGCGTTGAGATTATCAACTGTTCCCCTGATTCGGCGTTGACGTGTTTTCCAAATATGAGGATTCAGGATGTCATCTAGCGCACAGCAAGCAGAAATAAACAAATATGAAAACGTGTATCAGCATCCTAACTACAAGATGGGTGATGCGCGTATGCAATGCGCCCGTGACAACCTGACAGATTCCCCGTTCCGTAAGTCTTACCTCGATGTGGGGTGTGGCCGGGGTGAAATGCTTTCCCTGGCTAAAAGCCTTGGATATAAGAAGGTCAAGGGCGTTGAGGTTGTATCTTATCTGATCGGCGGTGACGTTGTTCAAGGTAAGGCGTGGGATTTACCTTTTAAGAAAAATGAGTTTGAAGTTGTTTCGCTGTTCGATGTAATTGAGCATCTACTTTATGAGGATATGATCCCAACCCTCAACGAATTAAAGCGCGTTGCATCCAAGCAGGTGATTCTAACTGCCGCAAACTATTCATCCAAATCACTCGGCCAAGAGCTTCATGTAAATCGCTTACCTTATGAGGTTTGGGATGAGGTTATAAAGGGTGCGTTTGAAGGATGCTCGGTTGAATGGCTGCCCAGGGCGCACGGCACTAACTCTGAGACATGGGTGATCACACTTTGAGGGTTGCCTTCTTTGCCGCTCCTGGCAAAGCCCATCATTCACGATGGGGCGCAGCATTCCTAAAAGGACTTAGCAAGCACGGCATATACGCCAGCCTCCAGAGCATCAACGATGACATTGAGTGCGATGTGGCAGTGATGTGGAGCCACAAACATCGGGCCTTGATCGAAAGACAGAAGGCGCGAGGCGGTGATTACCTGGTTATGGAAGCCGGTTATTTTGGCGACCGTCTTGGCTTTGCCTCGGTTGGCTGGAATGGCCTGAATGGGCGCGCTGATTTTAAGAATCAGGACATGCCCGGTGACAGGTGGGAAAAGCACGGCGTTGATATTAAGCCTTGGCACAACGGCGAATATATTTTAGTTGCGGGACAAGTACAGGGCGATGCAGCGGTAAACGGCATTGATCTAAAACGTCGATACACCGAAATCATCAACCAACTCAAGACCATCACAAATCGTGAGGTTGTATTTAGACCTCACCCTTATAGCTCACCTATTCCTGATGGTGTGACCGTCTCACACGGATCACTCGAGTCAGATTTAGCAGGCGCAAAGTGCCTCGTTGCTATCAACAGCAATACAACGGTTGATGCAGCAATTGCGGGAACCCCCGTGGTTGCACTTGATGAGGGTTCGATGGCATGGCCTGTATCAGCGCATGAGCTTGAGGGCGTATTAATACCGCGCAGACCCGACAGGCACCAGTGGTTAAACAACCTGGCTTATTGCCAGTGGACAGAGAATGAGATCCGAGCGGGTCACGCTTGGGAACACTTGATCGCATATTAAATACACCAGCCTTAAAGCCGAAATTATTGCCGAACAGTTCAGCCCTGAAACATTGCAGTTAATGACAGGGATGCAAGTCACTGATGAAGTGATGGAGCTACTGCGCAACGATCCAGCACGGTCATTTATGATCGACATCGAAACGGACTCCACTATCGCCGCTGATGAAATGGAAGAAAAGCAGCGCCGCACAGAGTTCTTGGATTCAGTTGGTGGGTTTATGGAAAAAGCGCTCCCCGTTGTTCAAGAAGTCCCTGCAATGGGCAAGATAGCCAGCGAGATGCTGTTGTTTGCTGTACGTGGATTCAGAACAGGCCGCGAGCTTGAATCTTCGTTTGAAGAACTCGCTGAAAGCATGGGCCAAGAGAAGAAAGGCCCGGATGTTGGTCAGTTAATGCAACAGGCCGAGCAGCTTCAGATGCAGAACCAAGAACTGCAAATGCAAAACCAACAACTACAGGAACAGGCTGACGCCAATCGCGTTAAGGCCGGTACAGATATACAGGTTGCTGACCGAAAACTGCAAGCGGCCAACATGGAAGCTGAAGCCAAACGCCTTGCAGACATCGAGATTGCCAAAATACAGGCGCAAGCAGACATCCAGATTGCTGCCATCAAAGAAGAGGGCGAGCTAGGCAAGGCTGCACAAGAACGCCAGTCAACGGCTGAAGAAAACGCCAACGCACGCGCAGAGATTGATAAAGAGATTGCAGATATACGTGCTAAGGCAGATGTAGAGATTGCCAATTTAATGCAGCAGTCAGAACAGGCCCGTGTTCAGCTTGAAATGGGGCCACCACAACCAGAAGTAAAACTTCCAGATGTAGTCATTAACATGCCATCCCCTAACAAAACCATCACCGTCGAGAAGAACGGCGACACCATGACCGGAAGGGTAGAAGAAGATGCTTAAAACTGTCGAGGGATTCATAAATTGATACGGCTTTATTTAACGCAATGGACTGAACCAAGCCCGAAACACGTCACTACACCTATACAGGATAGCGGACTGGATTTGCTACCCGCTAAAAACTTTACTGCCGCCGCTTATTATCCAGATGTGGATTTAGACGGTTACCCCGATACACAGTGGGTTTTAGTGGCAGTGGAAAGTGCGACAGCGATTGAATCAGATTTCACACCACTGGAGTCATTACCAAATACCGCTTTGCTAGACCCCGAAGATTTATTCAAGCAAATCAAGAACGGTCGCAGAAACAGTTATCAGAACAAGTTGAACAATGCCGGAATCATTGTGGATTTAAGTTCTGCAAGCACATTAATGGATGTTGTAACCCTAACTATTCAATCATGGAATCCAACCTTTCAAGGGTTTGGTCAGCATATTGAAGATAGAGCGAGTGAGTTTGCATAATGGCTTTTACTGACGATTTTGATGGCGAAGGAACAGACGCTAATTTAGAAGATCATACACCGTCAGGCGGCACGGCATGGTCATTAATATCTGGCGGTGCTGGTTCAGCCAAATGTACAACAGCGGGTGAGGTTGAGGGTAATTCGTCAGGTGATGCGGAATACAACTGTGACGACCAAGCAGACGCCGACCATTACGCTATTCATCGCTCCAAACTACTTGGCTCATCACTTCCTGATTCATTCGTGGCGTGTCGTTTAGCGGACACTAACAACTTTATAGGCTGGCGGTTATTTGGTAGTGGCGCGGCTGGCCGCAGACTCTCCAAGCGTGTCTCAGGGACTATCACCGACTTAATCACCTCACAAGGCGTTGATAAAGAGTGGATTAAGGTCGAGGTAGAAGGCTCTACAGCAAGACTTTATGAAGGCGGTACAGGCGCAAGCCCTTCATGGACTCAAGTTTCTACCGACCAAACATTTTCAGACGACACCACCACGACTACACAAGGCTTGATGATCTCAAACGTCTATGGTGCGGCGGGGTGGATTGATGACTTTGAAGCTGGAGTATTAGGCGGCGGCGGTGGCGCAACCGGCAAATGTAACCCATTACACGGCCCCTTGGGCGGCCCACTCTACGGAGCAATAGCATAATGCAATATTTAGGTGACTTCGCAGAAGATGCAACGGTATATATGCCGTTCAATACATTTAGCTCTGATGACCCTCAAGCATCCGTCACGATTACTAATCTGGCTGACGCTGACATTAAGGTTTATAAAGACGGAAGTGTGACGCAAATCGTGACAGACGGCGCAACGATTGCGATTGATTTTGATTCCATCACAGGCAATCACTTAATCACGATTGATACCTCTGCGCACGCCGACTATTCCGTAGGCTCTGACTACATTGTAAGAATTGAAGGCACGACAGTCGATGGCGGTACGATTAACGCGTTCATCGGAAGTTTCAGTATTGAGAACAGATTTGATAACGACACGGCCAAAGCATCCGCATTAACGACAGTCGATACTGTTGTTGACGGTATTCAAACAGACCTTAGTAACGCAACAGACGGGCTCGGGGCGATTAAGACCGCCGTAGATGCTAACGGCACTTCAATCTCTGGCCTTAATGATGTTTCAGCCGCTGATGTAAATGCTCAGTGTGATGCGGCTATTGAAACCTACGGACTCGATCATCTTATTGCTGCTGCCGTGTCAGGTACAGACATAACGGATAACTCAATCATTGCGAAGATGGTCAGCAAGTCAGCCACGGCAGACTGGGATTCATTCGATAATACCACTGATTCACTTGAGTCAATTACTGATTCAGGCGGCGGCGGCCTAACGCAGCAACAGGTGCGTGATGCGATGAAACTCGCACCCACGGCAGGCGCTCCGTCAGCGGGGTCTATTGATGAGCATGTTGACGACATACTATCAGATACCAACGAACTACAGACCGATGATATACCGACAACCCTAGCAACACTCGCAACATCATCAGCACTAGCCACGGTTGATACGAATGTAGACGCTATACTTGTAGACACAGGTACTGACATTCCCGCGACTCTGGTGACTATAGCTGGATACATTGACACTGAGATTGCAACCATCATCACGAACTTGGCGACTGTTGATGCTGTTGTCGATGGAATCCAAACAGATTTAAGCAATGGCACAGACGGTCTCGGGGCGCTCAAGACATTAATCGACACCCTGGACACAGTGGCCGATGCCATTAAAGCGAAAACAGATCAACTCGTATTCACTAAAGCGAATGAACTGGATGCTAACGTTCAATCGATCAATGGTGCGACGATTACAGGTGACGGCAACGGAACGCCGTTTGATGTTGTATGAGCCTGAGTGTTGCGGGTGTTTGGGCGGTCGATGTTTGGGATCAGACCGTATGGGCCGATGGTGTATGGCGTGAAGGCGAGCCAGTAATTACCCCGGCACTATTTAGAACAGGTCGCAATCGTGGAGCAAACAGTCATAACCGACCAGGTGTGCAGAGTCATTCCAGGGCGGGTGTCAGATAATATTCGAGGCGCAACTAAATGAGTTACACACGAACAGTCGATCCAACCGTTGAGCCTGTCACGCTCGCTGAAGCAAAGGCGCATCTAAATGTGACAGTTAGCACGGATGACACGTTGATCGGCGCATTGATTCAGGCTGCGCGGGAGCATACAGAGACATTCACTAATCGCGCCCTTGTGTCGCAGACGTGGAAGCTCTTGATGGATGACTTTCCAGAGTGGGAGTTGCGAATATCTAAGCCGCCTCTGATCTCAATTACATCCATCAAGTATTACGACATTAATAACTCACAACAAACGCTTGTTGAAAATACTGACTTTACCAAAGACAAGTTTTCACAGCCGGGGTGGGTTGTGCCAGGTATTGATGGCTGGCCTTCTGTGTATTCAGACGGGATCAATGCGGTAGAAATTATATTTGTGGCGGGTTATGAGGATTCAAGCGCCTCACCCGTTGACCTTGCGGATAAGATACCGCAAGCGATCAAAACCGCAATCCTATTGCTTGTTGGTCACTTATACGAACACCGGGAATCTGTTTCTGATTTTCAGGTGCATACCGTGCCGATGGGATATGAGGCGCTGCTTTACTCATACAGGATTTTGAACCTATGAGGGGTGGCAAACTTCGTCATCAGATTGTGATCCAGCAAACAACTGAATCACGCAATGCAGTTGGCGAGGTTGATGATACATGGTCAACCTTTGCGACAGTACGCGCATCGGTTGAGCCATTACAGGGGCGTGAGTCATTCGTACTCAGCCAGAGCCTTGCAGAGATGACCATCCGGTTCAGGATACGATACCTGGACGGGGTTACGCCGAAGATGCGCATCTCATACGATTCACGGTTATTTGATATTGAGTCTGTTGTCCACGTTAATGAGCGGGGCAGGGAAATGCACTTGTTAAGCCGTGAGGTTTTGTGATGCCAGAAGGTATAGAGGTTCAAGGCATGAAAGAGCTTCAAAAAATCTTAAAGAAGCTTGATGATAAGGTTCAAACGAAAGTCATTAAATCTGCATTGCGTGCCAGCGGCAGAGAGGTGATTAAGTCAGCGCGGAGAAAACTACCTAGCGAATACGGCACTTTAAAACGCAGTTTGGCAACCAAGATACTTAAGCCAACAGGCGGCGGGGTTGGGTTGTTGGTGGGCGCACGGACTACCACCATCACAAAATCAGGAAATAGGAAGCGCCCCAAATATGATGGTTTCTATGCAACGATGGTTGAGCTAGGCACGCTTGGCAGTAGAACAGAGAAGCTTTCAGCTTCCACGAAAAGAAAAAAACAATGGACGCGAAAAGGGACTGATGCAGTTTACAACCGTAGAGGAACGCCACGGGGATTAAGGCCGCGCCCATTTTTAAGACCCGCATTCAGAGATAGCAAAACTAAGATCATCGATGCCTTTGTGACCCAGGTGAACAAGGCGGTTGACAAAGAGTTATCAAAGGCCAAAAAATAATGTCAATCCAATCTGATTTATACACGCATCTATCAACTGATGCGGGATTGCTCACGCTTGTATCAACCCGGCTTTACCCTGTCAAAGTGCCACAGTCGCCAACCTACCCGCTTGTGAGCTATCTAGCAATATCAGGGCAGTCAATGAACTCGCTTGGCGGAACGGGTGCGCTGCGAAACAGCCTGTATCAATTTGACGTGTATGCCAAGACATACAGCGAAGCGATAAGCATAGCCGATGCCCTTGAAACCGCGATGGCATCAGCGTCTTTTAAAACACTATTACAGTCACGCATTGATGCTGACTTTGATGACACGCCTGACGTGTACAGAATAATTCTAGATTTTTCTATCTGGCACTTGTAGCCAAAACCGCGCCGTGAGGTGCTAATTAAACCAAAGCCGTGAGGCTTTAAATTCCTGTTAATGGAGAAAACTCATGTCAAGTAACTCACTTGAATCACAGGGTATGCTGTTTCAAATTGGTGACGCTGCAAGCCCGGAAGTATTTACATCAATAGCAGAAGTCACAAGTATCAGCGGCCCAGGCGGTTCAGCGGCGGTTATTGATACGACTGACCTTAATTCAACAGCCAAAGAGAAGCGTATGGGGTTGTCTGATGAGGGCCAAGTGACGCTGGATATTATGTATATCCCTGCCAACACACAACATGCCTTGTTGCGCACTCGTCGCGCCAGCCGTGTGCTGACAAACTTCAAGATTATATTCACTGATAGCCCCGCGACTACTTGGAGCTTTTCTGGTTACGTGCTTGGCTTCACTGTCAACAATGCCGTTGATGCCACAACTAACGCCAGTGTCACAATTGAAGTCTCAGGCAGCATTACTGAATCATGAGTTTAATTCAACAGATTCAGCAAGCCAATGACCTTAAGAAGAAGCAGGTCGATGTTCCTGAGTGGGGCGTAAAAATCACCCTCCAAGAGATGACGGGTTTCCAGCGTGCAGAGTTTGAGCAGGAAGTATCCAAGCTTACTGACTCAGGCGATTCCAAGGATACCGTCAGGATGATGGCGCTGGTTATTGTGTGTAGCGCTGTCAGCGATGACGGTTCACCCGCATTTACTCACAATGACATCGATGTTCTTGCCGGTAAAAGCCTGTCTGTAATTACCGCGTTATCCCAGGAGGCGATGAAACTTGCCTCTATGACTGAGGATGACATTGAGGAGTTGCAGGGAAACTAAAAGCCCGACCAGAGCGGCGGTTTTATTTCCGCCTTGCTCTGGCTCTTGGCATGACGGTTCGAGAGTTGCTGTCAAGAGTAAGCGCATCCGAGATAGCAGAATGGATGGCTTATGACTCTCTTGATCCAATAGGCCGGGAGAGGGGCGATCTTCAAGCAGGCGTAATAGCAAGCACCATTGCAAATACTATGGGCGGCGGAAGAAAGGACGGGCAACCACATAAGCCCGTTGACTTCATGCCATACGTTGACAGACCTAAGCCGGAAATAGTCAAAAAGTTTAGGGCGAGCATGGTTCACCTAGTCGAAAAGGCAGAATAATGGCAACACTCGCAGCAATTACAGTCGCTATCCGGGCGAACGCAACAAAGTTCACATCAGCGATCAAAAAATCACAACGCCAACTGAAAAAGTTTGCCAAATCCACAAAGAAAGCATCCAAGGTGGTCGGCGATCTGTTCAAGAAAGTAGCAACCACGTCTCTGATCGGTGGCGGTATTTTTGTCCTACTATCAAAACAATCTCTCGCTGCTGTTGACAACATAGGGAAGCTATCAACCAGGCTTGGTATATCGACACGAGCATTATCAGAATACAGACTGGTCGCGGATAAATCGGGCCTTTCTTTCCAGACGTTAGCGCTTATATTTCAGCGTAGTACACGGAGAATATCTGAAGCTGCGGCCGGTATTGGTGAGGCAAGAACTACGCTTGAGGCATTGGGCCTTGATGCGCAGGCGCTGAACAGGTTGTCTCCAGATCGTCAGCTTGAAGCAATCGCCGATGCAATGTTGAAAACAGGTAACTCAGCAGACCGTTTGAGACAGTCTGTTAAGCTGTTTGACACAGAGGGTGCGGGGTTTTTGCAGTTTGCAAAGAATGGCTCTGCAGGGATTAGAGCATTACGAAGTGAGGCGCGGCAGCTTGGTTTATCACTATCCAGCGATGCAGTGCGTGGCGTAGAGCGTGCAAGTAATGCTTTCTCAGAGCTTGGCTCATTGTTCACCGGGCTGAGAGATCAAACAATATCGAGCCTTGCGGGTAGCTTCGAGTTTCTTACTGATAAGATTAAGAACTCAGTGCTTGAGGCGTCGAAATCTCAAGGTGGTGTTGAGAAACTTGGTCAGGCTATTGCCAAGAGCATTCTTACAACATTCAGATCTCTGATAAATGGCGTTCTCAAGGCTAGCCAAGTCCTCGATTCGATATTGGTGAAGGTCGGGCTATCTCAGGAAGCATCTGCAGATAAGCTTGAGCAGAGCATTAAGGGATATTCAGACAGAATTAATAGGCTGCGAGGGGTAATCCGTTCGGCGCTGGTTGACCCAAATTCTCTTGATCCCAGTAATCAGATTATCAACGCACTGGATAGCGATAGATTTATCAGGGCGCAAGAGAAAGAGATTGACAGCCTTGTTTCAAGAATGCAGGAAGCGAAAACGGCGCTTGAAGCTATCAGTTCGGCTGGCGCAGGCAATGAATCCATACCAGCTCTTGAATCATTGTCTACCACTCTCGGTGAGATGATCGATAACATCGGTAAGTCATCCGGTGCAACGGAAAAACTAAAATCTTCATTGGGCGGGGTGAGCCTACAGTTAAATGCCACGTCAGAGGAAATCAAAGAATTTAACAATTTACAGTCTGAAGGTAAGTCTCTTACAGAATCACTGCGTACACCTCTAGAAATATACGACGACCAATTATTTAGGATTCATGATCTATATCAAAGTCTTGCCATCGATCTTGAAACTTACAACAGAGCTATCGAGGCCAATAAGAATGAGCTTGATGATGCCCTTAATCCTGACAAGACAAAAGATGCGACAGACGCAGCCAAAGAGCTTGGCCTGACCTTCTCCAGCGCATTTGAGGAAGCGATCACAGGCGGCAAAAATCTGTCAGAAGTTCTCAAAGGTCTTATTCTTGATATAAACAAGATATTCTTTAGAAAGACCGTCACAGAGCCAATTGCCACAAGCATCAGCGACTTTGCCAAAGGGTTTAATATTCTCGATTTCTTACCGTTTGGCGGAGGCAGGGAAACGGGCGGGCCTGTATTTGGCGGTCAAGCCTACCTGGTAGGTGAGCGCGGTCCTGAATTGTTTACCCCATCCTCATCAGGATCAATCACGCCAAACAACCAACTCAATTCAACAATTAATCAAACCTTCAACATCAGCGGCCCGGTTGATCGCCGAAGCATGGATCAAATCCAGGCGGCGGCGGCATCAGGTGCGCAGCGTGCCATGAGGCGTAACACATGAGTTTCAATGAGTCTCGCATAAGTGATGGTATAGCCTATGGCTCAACTGGTGGGCCTCGATACAAAACGGTCATCATCACCCTGGATAGCGGCTATCAAACCAGGGACAGCAAGTGGTCATATCCCTTGTATGCCTACAACGTTGGGTATGGAGTTAAAACCCTGGCTGATATGTATGAGCTTCAAGAGCTTTTTCATGCCTCAAAGGGCTCTGCAAACGGGTTCCGGTTCAAAGACTTTGCAGACTTCAAATCATGTGCAGTGGATCAGACGCTATCATTCAATGATCAATCCATCGGAACGGGTGACGGAGCAACAACCGCGTTTCAACTCTCCAAGACATACACGTTCGGTGCGGTATCACAGTCGCGCATCATATCTAAACCCGTATCAGGAACAACGGTAATTGCCATTGATGGTGTTGAACAAACTTCAGGGTGGACAATCGACACGACAACGGGAATTGTGACGTTTACAACTGCCCCCCTGTCTGCAGAAGTGATCACGGCGGGGTTTGAGTTTGATGTTCCTGTTCACTTTTCATCTGATGAATGGTCTTGGTCATGGGAAAACTTTGAAAGCTTGAGTGCTAATGTCGGTTTGATGGAAGTTCGCTTGTGAAAACGATCCCCGCAGCCCTGCAAACGCATCTTGATAGCAGGTCAACAACACTCGCGGCCATGTGGATCGTCACGGCAACGAATGGCACGGTTAAGCGCTTTACTGATCATGATATTGACATCACTTATAGTGGCGATGTTTATTCAAGCGTATCAGGTTACGTCCCTTCCAATATCCGATCAACCGATACCACGTCAGTTGATAACCTCGATATAAAAGGTTTGCTGTCATCCATCGGGATCACCCGCGATGATTTGCAGGGCGGCGTTTATGATAATGCGGCGGTTCGTCTTTTCTCGATCAATTATGAATCCCCGTCAGATGGCGAGATAAAGCATAAAATCGGGAACCTTGGCGAAGTCAAAACCGCTGACGATTTTGTTGCGGAGTTTCGATCACTAAGCCAAGCCTTACAGCAGGTCATTGGCTCTCAGTATTCCCCTGATTGTCGTTATGACCTGGGCGATGGTTTGTGCCTGGTGAATCTACCAGGCCAGGTTGCGCCATCAGCACATGAATACTGGAGAATATACGAGTCAGCAAACGGTGTATGCAAGATACGAGAAATAGAGATGGCGCTTGTTGCGGCTGGTGCTGATCAATGCACGGGCGGGACGGCGACAGCCAGTAGTGATAACGGGTTTGATGTGGCGGCCAATGCCTTTGATGACACGTCTAACTCTTGGGAAAGCGCAGGAAGCACCGGGCCGCATTGGATTGAATACCAATTTACATCGGCTCAAACGATACTGGAGATCAGGTTGGTGGCGGGATCTACCCCCTCACAGATGCCGTCAACCTTCGATATTCAATACTCTGATAACGGATCTGATTGGACGACAACGATCACATATTCGGGTAACTCTTGGTCAACCAATGGCGAGTCACAATCATTTTTGGCGCAACTTCCAGAAGAAACCGATTACACCCGATCAGGAACACTCACGGCCGCGACAGATAATGCAAATTTTGCCGACTCATCTTTGACTGATGGTGATGGTTATTTTAATTATGGCGTTATCACGTTCACATCGGGAAACAATAACGGGCTTTCTAAAGAGATAAAAAATCACATTAGCGCTGGTGGGGTGATAGAGCTATTCGAGCCGATGCCTTTTACTGTTCAAATTGGAGACGACTACGACATTGTAGCGGGGTGCGACAAGCTTTTATCTACCTGTAAAACAAGGTTTGACAATGTTGTTAATTTTGGCGGAGAGCCTCATGTGCCGGGGCTAAATACTGTAAATCGATTTGGTGGTCAGTAATGGATGGTATGCGAGTTGTTGAGAGCGCGAGGGCTTGGTTGGGTGTTCCTTACCATCATCAAGGCAGGTCAAAGACAGGTGTTGACTGTATTGGGTTGCTGATCAAGGTTGCGCACGATCTTAATTTATCGGATTACGACTACACCGCATACAAAGAAACACCGGACGGTAAAACATTGATGCTTGAGGCATCCAGGATGCTGTCAAGAATACCGGCCAGCAAGGCAATTCCGGGTGATTTGTACGTTATGCGGTTCAGGCAAGACCCTCAACACTTTGCAATCAAAACAGACACCGGGATTATTCATGCATTGCGTGGATCTGGAAAAGTCATTGAAACCGGGATCGGGGAAAAATGGAAAAGCAGGATTGTTGCAGCGTTTAGATTTAAAGGTGTGAATAATGGCTGAACTAACAGCAGGCAAGGTTTTTGGTTTCTTTGCTAGAACCGCGTTTAGTTACCTCATAAGTTCGCTATTCGCCCCAAAGCAACCAGACCAGGAAGGTCCGCGTCTTGATGACCTTCAGGTTCAAGCGTCATCATACGGAAACGGCATCCCGGTCATATATGGAACCATGCAGCTTGCGGGTAATATCGTTTGGCTCAAAGGCAACCAGATTGATGAAACACGCCACAAGTCATCATCGGGAGGCAAAGGCGGTGGCGGTGGAGCCACCACAACAACCTATAGTTATTCTGCAACCTTTGCGGTCATGTTTGGCGAAGGTGAGATCGTAGGTATACGGAAAATTCTAGGTGACAGCGTTACGATCTACGACATAAGCGACACGGCCAACGGTGCAACATTATCCGCAAGTAATGAGGCTGCTAAATCAATAACGATATACAGCGGATCGTCAGATCAGCTACCCGATCCAATTATTGAAGCGGAAAAAGGCACTGATACACCAGCTTACAGAAACAGATTTTATATTGTTTTTGAGGACTTGCAGCTTGAAAAGTTCGGCAACCGGATTCCTAACCTACGTGCAGAAGTAATCGCAGCAGGTTCGGAAACATTAAGCTCTCAGCTATATAACACTGGCTCACATGATGTGAACTATGAGGATATGGCATTTGTTGGAAACGATAACGGTGTTTTGAGGCTTTGGGACCGCATACCCTCAACGCTTGGGGGTGAACAAGGTAAAATCCACTTGATCGATCCTAGTGGTAATTATCTAGGGTTTGAGACAGCGCCTCCTCTTATCGTGCAAGCCTTTAGTCAAGACTCTTACCCGCTTGATCGGACGGGCTATGGCGTTGTTGGGAGTCTTGGAAATGGACTAGCCACAACATCTATTTATTATAAATCACAGGGCAGTCTGCCTGCACCAGCCGGATCTGCAGAATTGAATCAGTCAACATCACTGCCTGTTGCTGGCTTAGAAGATTTACACAACCTCTGCTTTAAGCTTGAGCAGGACAGATATATTTTAGGTGTGGCGATCAGCGCGGACCGTGAGCGAATGATTGTTGTCCAGGGTGACGCGGGTGGCGCTTATTTTACAGATCATGTTGATGGGTTTTATACCGTATTTGATGCAGGCGGGGATGTCATTGAGACAGGCGTGGCTGATCTTGCATCTGCAAACGAAGGGGTGGGGGTTGACTATGCCTCATTTGGTTTTGGTAATTCTGAGGGGGTAATCACGGGCATGTATTGCGCGGCCATGATGGAAAACGATTACAGGCATGTATGGTCATACTATGCGGCAGGGAGTGATACAGCGCATGTGTGGGAGATTCAAGATGGCGTTATGTCGCTTGAGCAGGAAATTTCATCAACCATATCTGATAAACCCTTTCAGGCTGGCAGCTTATATGCCAATGATGGTGTCATGGTGTTTGCCAACGAGGAGGCTTCAGGCGGTGGTGGCGTTGTTGGTGCGTTTTACCGCTTAGAGCGATACGGGGAAACTGGCAGCACATTATCATCGGTTGTTGCTGATATATGTGACCGGGCTGGTTTAAGTGCGTCAGAATATGATGTCACCGCCTTAACTGACAGCCTGGATGGCTATGCTATCACTAGGCCGATTTCAGCGCGTAGCGCATTACAAGAATTGCAGTCTGCCTATGTATTTGATGCTGTTGAATCAGATGATGTCCTTAAATTTGTCAAGCGCGGCGGTTCAAGTGTAGCGACTATTGCCGAGTCTGATCTTGGTGCGTCATCAGGTGAGTCTGTGCCGGTCATGGAAATACAGAGAGCGCAAGAATCAGAATTACCTATAGAGGTTAATGTTCAATATATCAGCCCTGAGCTTGAATATCAGCCAGGAAACCAGCGATCAAGGCGTGTTGCTGTTAGCAGTGTACAAAATTTGTCGATCAGCCTTGCCGTATCCATGAGTGATAACAAAGCCAAGCAGCTTGCAGAAATTATACATTATGGGGCATGGGCGGAGCGCGAGCAGTTTAGTTTTAACTTGCCGCCTGAATACGCATACCTTGAGCCTACGGATATAGTCACCGTTACGGCCAATGATAGAACAGACAAGATCAGAATCACGTCAATAGATGCCGCCCCCGGAGGAGTCATATCAGTTGTTGGCGTTTCTGATCGTGCTGAGGTTTATTCATCATCCGCATCAGGTGCGGCGGGGGCATTCCCTGGTTCCGAAATATCATTAATTGGGCCGACCAGGTTTGTTCCTCTAGATTTGCCAATGCTGACAACAACGCAAGATCAAGAAGCGTTTTATTTTGCCGTCAGCGGGTACTTGTCAGGGTGGAATGGCGCGGCGATCCTGAAATCAATTGACGGGGGCTCTAGCTATGCCAACCTCACATCCTCACCAACTGGCGCAACTATCGGGGTATGCACCGACTCATTGGGCGATGCTCGCCCCAATCTTTGGGATAGGGCCAATACTGTCAACGTCCGTATATATGGCAGCAACACTTTATCTAGCGATACAGAGGCTAATGTATTGGACGGCGCGAACATTGCCGCCATAGGTCTTGATGGTGCATATGAGATTATCCAATGGACCACAGCGACATTAGAGGCTGACGGAAGCTATACGCTGTCAGGTTTACTCAGGGCAAGATTTGGCACTGAAAATCACACGGGCAGTCATGTTGCTGGCGATAGCTTTGTCGTTTTGGAAAGCGGAACAATTGGAAATGTCACAAGCGATCTTAATGTTGAAAGGCATTATAAGGCTGTGTCATTCGGCAATTACAGCGATGATTCTATTGCGCATGTGTTCACGAATAACGGTGTCAGGTTAAAACCGTATGCGCCGTATTTACTCAAGGCGGTGCGTAACGCAGCCGGGGATATTACGTTTACTTGGCAGCGCCGATCACGCAGGCGACCATCTCAGCCCTTTTGGGATATTGATCTTGACGAATCCTCAGAAAGTTATGAGCTGGATATTATGAGCGGTTCCCCTGAGTCAGCGGTTCGTACACTCACAGCGACAAGCGAAACAGTGACATATACGGCTGCACAGCAAGTCACAGATTTTGGATCAACACAATCATCCGTCAATATTGAGCTTTACCAGCTATCGGCCAGTGTCGGGCGCGGTGAGGTATTGGAGCAAGCAGCATGACCACAGATGTTTTAGACCTGCCCGAGTTATCAACCAACCCCTCACAGCCTGATGTGACGGTCAATCAGATGCTCGCTGAGATAGAAGCAAAGACGGTCAGGGTTATATCTAGCACGACCACGGCAGAACCAGGATCACCTAGTGAGGGCGACACCTACATCATACCGGGCAGCGCGACAGGAACAGATTGGGCGACTTATACCCAAGATGATATAGCGCATTATTACAACGGAGTATGGACGAACTACACACCTAATGAGGGGTGGATCGTCTATGTCAATGATGCAGATGTGATTGCCAAGTTTAATGGCACGGATTGGGTTGGCACGATTGTTGAGGACGTGAACAATAATGTCACAGTTGGTGAGGCATCACTTGCCACAACTGCAACAGATGGATTTCTGTACATCCCATCCTGTGCAGGCACGCCAACCGGCACACCTACCACAAAGACAGGCTTTGCACCGCTTGTCATTGATTCAACAAACAACAAGCTCTATGCCTACATCGGCGGTGCTTGGCAGGTTATGAACTAAGCGAGGAGCCAGGTAAATGTCTGATCAAGCTGACACACAAGAAGAAATAAAAAAACTTCGTGCCGAGTTTAACGAGTTTCGCACTGAGATGAATGAGTTACTGGATATATTCAGAGCATCCAAAGGCTTTATCAAAGTGGCGGGGCGCATCGGGCAACTTATTAAATGGGCGGCGGGTTTAGGGATCAGTGTCGGGGCACTTTGGTACTTCCTGAAAACAGGGCATTGGCCGGAGCATTAGCATGGATAAAGAATTAATCCTTGATCTGCTAAAGCGTCATGAGGGTTTAAGGCTGAAGCCTTATTTATGCAGCGCGGGTAAATTAACCATCGGATATGGGCACAACCTGGATAACCCAATTTCTGAAGAAGTTGCGGAGGCTATTCTTATGACTGATATGGCTATCGCGATCCAAGAATGCATCTATCTCGAATACTGGCCCCATCTTTCAGAAGTTCGTCAGGCTGTGATCGTTGATATGGTTTTTAATCTAGGGATGTCCAGATTCAAGAAATTCAAAAAGATGAGAGCAGCAATCATGAAGCGTGATTTTAAAACCGCCTCACAGGAGATGCTTGATTCAAAGTGGGCAAGGCAAGTCGGCGGCAGGGCTATACGATTATCAAAGATGATGGAAACGAATAAAGCTTCATAGGTGAACAACATGAGATTAATTCTGATGGCCGCTATTGCGGCTTTTTTTATGTCTGGGTGTGCGGTTCTTGGTGAGGCGTTTGATTACCTGGGGATGAAGCGCGGCCAATTTGCAAAAGCAGAATTTGCCGATGCCATAGACCGGGCGTGTTCCGCAAATATGGATGAGGTGATTTCTAAGTATGGCAATGACGCTGATGATTGGAAGGCGTTTCTCAGAACGTGCCGGTATGGACAGGGCGACAAAGACCTTCCAAGCAACGTAGAAAGATGAAATATCGCGGGGGGTATAAGTATCAGCTTGCTGCATCGGTCAAAGTACAAATCCCTGTCTATCCCTCAGAGGACATTGATGCCAAGTTTATAAAGCTCAGTCGCGGCGGCGTGATGACTATCCTTATAGGGTACGCATGGGATGGCCCAAGTGGGCCGACCTTCGACACGGCAAACTTCATGCGCGGATCATTGGTGCATGACGCGCTTTATGAGTTGATGAGAAAACAATTGCTTTCTATCAAGTGGCGCAAACCTGCAGACAGAATACTACAGCGCATTTGTATTGAGGATGGAATGACGCGAGCACGCGCTTGGTGGGTGTACACGGGTCTGCAGATTGCAGGCGGTGAAGCGGCTCTGCCCGGAAATAAAAAACCGATATTGGAGGCTCCATGAAGAAACTCATATTGTTGTTAATGCTTTTCTCTACCCATTGTTTTGGTAAAGCAACGCTTGTCACATCATGCGGTATGCCTGTGCTGTTTAGTTTTGAGTATAACGATGAGCATTATGAGATCGAGCCTTATGAGATGACAGGAGAAATATTAATGATGTGGAAAGAGGCGGTACAACAGGGTGAGGTCAGGTTAATTGAAGCTCAACATCTATACCCTTATATCTGTCCTGCATCAGCTTAGTCAGAACCTTGATCGGTTTGATTGCTTTGCATACGGCTTGGCGTTTGGTTTCTTTGTCGGGGTGATGATATGAAAAAGAAACTTGTTGAGGTCACTTGGCAGGACATCGAGTGTCAGCCAGGGTGGCAAGATGATGACAGCAAACCCCTCCCCATTCTCAAATCATACGGGTTACTTATCCGTAAAGGCAATCCGCTAAAAATAGCCTCAACTTACGATAAAG